GTACCTACGCTAGAGGTAAGGGTAGGGTCGTTGGTAGCGGCATCCCACGTACCTTTGTAGTTAAGTGCGCCTGTTACCGCAGAAAGAGAAGTGACTGTTTTTAACATGGTTTACCTCACAGGCCATCACCGCAAGTCACGTAAATAGTTGCATTTCCACTTGCTGTTACGCCTGTGAAATAAGCGTTGGGTACGAAAGAGAGAATCTCATCTGTACCTGGCAACAGTGGAATAGATGTGCCTGTGGTAGTAATGATTGCGGCATTACTGTTTGCACTAGCACTATCTGTTCCGTAACCCAGAAAGACAGTAACAGAACCAGCATTGATGATGCGGTACTGATTACCACCAAGCGTGGTAGATACGGCTTGTACAGCAGTAGGTGCTGTTGTAGTTGCTAGGAATGTGACAGTGTTGCCTGTCCTTGTGAAGGCTTGAATTCCCATTATTCATTGCTCCAAGGAACTCCTGTGGCAGTCACAGGATTCTTCTTCAGTTCAATCTGAGCCGCTAGAGCCGCCTCTACAGCGTTTTTATTCACACCATTAGACCAAATCCACCCAAGGACTGTTGCTTCTGTCAGGTCGGCATAGTCCACGGTGGGAGTGCCATCAGACCATGAGCAAGTGTTGTAAATAGAGGCTGAATGCTCTCCATCTACTGCTGTGGCTTGCCAGTGGGCAGTGGTTACAAATCCATCAGAGGTTTGACGGTCAAGTTGGGAGATTGTCCAAGTTACGCTCATGCTGATGCTCCTTTAAGGGCGGCTACGTCTGCCTGTAATTGGGTGATGAGGGCTTGTTGTTCTTGGATGGCTTTGATTAGCACTGATGTGAGCTTGTCGTAGTTGACACCGCCAGCAATTAACTCTGTGTCAGCCTCATCTTTAGTAAAAATACTTTTTGCAACCAAAGGCACAAACTCAGGCATAACCGCTTGAACTTCATCAGCTACCAACCCAATTTCGTCACGTTGGTCATCAGTACGATGGTATTTGCGTGATTTGAGTTGCAACACTTCAGTTAAACCGTAAGGCGAATCTTCAATGTTTTCTTTTACAAGGCGTGATGAAGTGTCGTATGTAACGATACCTGTACTGCTATTCCATTTAAGTGGGTATGTTCCTGCGCCAGCAGAAAGAACAGCACTCGCAAAGAAAATACTACTTAAATAAACTGTTGGTGTTCCTACTGATAACCCTTGTTGAATAGCTAATCCACCACTAGCACCGATACGAACACGTTCTGTGTTGTTAGTGCCAAAATAAATTGGTGAGCTTGATATTGTATTAAAAAAAGAATCAGTGCTACCCGCAGAACACCCTATTTGTAATTCTTGGTTTTGAACTGTATTCTTAAAGTTCATTCCTGATTTAACGCTGGTGTCACCTTTTATAGATATTCTAAAAGTAGGGCTTGTCTCGCCTACGCCCAAATTCCCACTCGCATCCAGAGTCATTGCTTGGGTGAAGCTGATTGTGTTCCCTGCTGTGCCAGAGGCGGCTGTTGACCAAGAATGAGTGCCACGATATTGGTTATACAAAGCGGTGGCATAAAGACTGTTGCCGTACTTCCATCCTGCGTTGTAATAACATCCTTCTGTAACGTAAACATCACCAGCACCGCCACTAACAAAAGCATTGCCAGCAGCACCAACTTCTAAAACTGTTCTACTTGCCCACGCACTAGGCGTAACACCAAGACCCATGTTGCCAGCACTGTCAAGGCGCATGGTCTCCACGCCACCTTCAGCAAAGGCAATAGTGTCAGCCGCAGGGAAGAAGATGCCTGTGTTGGTGTCGCCAACAGTAGTAATAGATGGAGATGTATTTGACCCCGCAGATACAGTCACATTACCACTGCTGATAGTGACGTTGGTCAGCGTCACATTACCCAGACTGGTAGTAGTGTTACCAAGATAGACAGCAGTATTGCCAAGCGTAATCGCAGTAGCAAAGTTCTGGTCAAGTTGCGATAACGGAATTGCCGAAGTCGCAGAAGCAAAAATATTAGGAACTGGCATTTTAGAACCTCACTCTTAATTCATGTTCAAACTCAATCGTGTTGACAGTTAGCGCAGGGTCTGTGCTAGTCATTGTCAACCCCAAATACTTACCATACTGTTGTGCATCTGACTTGTACAAGGCATACCCCGCACTCGTCAACCAGCCTATTGTCGTAGAAGAATTGTTCACCCACGTAAGCGTGACGCTCTGATTGTTAAACCAACTCACACTGTTGTTAAGGGTATACACAGGGCTAGAACCACTCTCACTATCTACCGTCACATTGAATGTGCCACCAGTAGTAAGAGTTGCCTCAATACCAAACTTCAGAGCCTGTTTGGTACGGATAGGGTCACGCATAGGAGACAGAGAAGTCTGTATCTCAGAAGCCACATTTGCAGTCGCATCCCCGTACAAGCGGAAAAGTGCTGTGTCTGTCACGCCGTACAGGTTAATTAAACCACCTACAGGGGCAGAAGACACATACCGCAACGCACCCTGGCTGGTGATAAACCACTTTTTCTCAAAAAACACGCACTGTACAAACCTGTCTCCCGTGGTTGTGGGGAAAGTAGGCAGCAGGTAGAAGTTGAAAGCCGCACACAGGATGTTGTTGAGCAGGACTTGACCAGCAGTTACAGGCTTGGTGAAGTCGATGTAGGGGAAAATACCGTCAAGCTGGTCAGAAATCTTGCTTGTTGTTGAACCTACGAGGGCATACACCCCGTAGTTATTCATGAACAAAACAGAGCGGAAATAGGGAAAAACAGCGTATTTCAGCTTGCTACCAACAGACGCAGACACGTTTGTGTTGGTAAACAGGGTTTCCCCTGTATTTGTAATCCGTACATCTGAAAAGACGTTAATGCTGTCTTCACCGTAGATATACAAGAAGTTGTTGGCAGACACCATGTGCTGGATATTGCCACGCAGGGTTGAATCAGAAATAGTCTCAGCACCAGCAGAAACAGATGTGAAGTCGGTAGGGCTGGTAGAAGAAGAGTAGGTAACTGTACGACCTGTAGAAATCCAGACACGACCAGAGAAGGTAGCCACACTGGATATTTCTTCTAGGTTAGGCACACCTATCACAGTGGCATTTGCGTTTCCTGAAGGTGTAGGTGGTGCAGCTATCGTGACAGTTGGGACACTTGTGAAGTTATTCCCCACATTTGTCATGATGACTTCTGTAACAGCGTTGCCAAACACAATAGCTGTCGCAGCGGCATTAGCACCGCCTCCACCCGTGATAGTCACAGCAGGAGGAGAAGCGGGGTCATAGCCAGAACCACTGTTGGTTACCTGTATGAAGAGTGCACCTTTGGTGAATGTCAGAAGTTGGGCAATAGCGTTAGCACCACTACCACCACCGCCTGTGATGGTCACTGTAGGTGCAGATGTATATCCACTACCACCGTTGGTAACGGCAATAGAAGACACAGCATTTGCCGTGATTGTTGCTTCTGCCGTAGCTTGTGTACCATTTGTCTGGTTGGGAGCAGAGATAGTTACTGCTGGCGCAGAGGTATAGCCTGAACCTCTGGCAGTCAAACCTATCCTGCCGACACCACCAACGTTGAGCAGGTCAGTGCCATCCCAAGTAAAGAGTCCTTTATTAGGGTCACCTATAAATACTTCTTCATTCTTCCACTGGGCGATAGATACGTTGGCAGATGAGAACGTGCCTGTCACCCCGACATTGCCGACAGTGCCTGTATCTATGATGACGTATTGCGCTCTACCGTCTTCTTGAAAGGCCAACAAATAGTCAGACAAGCCAAGATTGGTGTTGGAGAGGGTAGTTACTGTGTTGCCAAACGAGATGGCGTTATTGCCACCATCTTTGAATGTGACTTGAGCAGGGACAATCTTGATGTTGCCAAACCCGATAGGCATGGCATTCTCAATCCATGAGAACTCCTCATCATCAATGGCTGTCCTGTTGGACTTGGTATTTAAGCCCTTGAAGTTCTTATAGACAGCATAAGATTTCTTTTGCTCTGCTGCTGCCATGATTAGAAGGTAGAGTAGGGGTCAGGGATTCTGCGTGTGTACACAGAGTTCAACACCGCTTGGATTTGCTTGGCATACTCTTGCTTGTATATCTCAGCTTCTCCGTAACTCTGTTCTTTGTACTTGGCTTTGTAAGCCGCATAAAAAGCTACAGGCGTGGTGTAGGGGTCTTGAATCTGGTCGTTAGCGTTAGGCGTGTTCAAGCTCAAAGCAGTAGGCAAGATAGTGCTATCTATCTCTACGACATACGCTTGGTCAGGAACAGGGCCAACATAGATGGTGTTTTGTCCGTAAACAGAGAAACACACGGGTCTGCCTACATAGTTCTGCCAGTAACGCAGTTGAGCGTTGAAGTTTGACCAGGGCAGATACCGCAGGGGAATACGGCTGTTACCCCAGTAAATATTGACGTTCAGAATGTCTAGCGTTGTGCCAGTAGCAATAGTGGCATAGGGAATAATTTCCGCAGGGCCAGAATATTGCAGACTGGCTGTGCCATCTGTGAATGGGGTAGAAGGTGGAAAAGTGTAGCCAGAAGCGGGATAAGGTGGAGGTGTAGTGCTGAGAACACCGCCAGTTACCACTTCATAGATAAAGATGTTGTTGAATAAGAACTGACCCGCAGTAACAGTAGCACCCGCAGTCCACACGGTTGCGGGTACTCCTGTACTAGAAATTGGGGTGGCAGTAATTTGCAGGGTACGTAAGCACCCAGTATCTCTCGCTACTCGCTCACGGGCATCGTTGATGTAGTCCGTTAGCTCCGAGGTTGACCAGAAGACAGAGTTTGCATCATGCAATAACCGCTGTACTTCCGTGATGTAGGAAGAGAGAGTTGCCATGTTACCTTCATGTTATGCAACCCTCTGATTGACCTTTCCCCCAACGGATTTCTCAATCCGTAAGGGTACTACGCCAACCGCCGAGGGTAACGAGCGGTTCTTTGTTGGAGGCTCTGAAGAAATATACACCTTCTTCAGATTCTCCATTGCTTCTTCAAGTTCGCTGTGGAGTCGTATCATGCCCAACTGGACTAGATACTTCTCCTTGTCCTCATCTCCGTAACCAAGCATGTGCATGGCAGCAGGGACAGTCAATTCAACTGTCTTGCCGACAGGAAACTCATAACCGACATAGTGGTACTCAGCGTACAAATCTTTGTCGGTATTGTTGATTACATAAACGAGGTCTGTCATAGTGTTACAACGTCACCGTACACAGTAATATCAACAGTGTTGTTTGCTGCTGCCGCTGTATTTACACACACAAACAAAGGACTTGTATAGATTTTTGTTGACGTATTTGCTGTCAACGCAAGGTCTTGATACAAGCCTGTGCCAGTAATGTTTGAAAGAACAGTTGCATTAGAAACTGCGTTTGCCAAGTTACCATCATTGCTTGTGAAGATGGTAACGTTGGCAGCGGCAACACTTCCGTTGGCATTAAAAGCAGTAATACGGCGAACGATGTAGCCAGTACCGACAGTAGCAATTGTTGCCACAGCATTACCAGTGCTTCCCATCGCAACGGGAGGATTGGTAGAGCCAACAGCAAAATTGCCGAACCCGTCTGGGTACAGAGCGCCTACATGGTTTGCGTTCATACTGTCTCCTTAGCTTGTGTAGGTGCTGTTTGCATTGATACCACCATTGATGGTCAATGCAGTAACTGCACCTGCGCCAGCAATAGTAGATTGTGCAAACACGTTCACGCCATCAGACAAAATCATGCCGCCAGTGTTATTGGCAAGCAAAGTTGTGATGGATGAGCCGTTATTTGCAGTAATCACTACGTTAGCAGCGGGGAACAGCATATAAGTACCAGCAGGAATCACCGTGCCAGCGTTAGCGGCAGTCAGTGAAACATTGGAGAAGTAAGCACCAGCAGTGTTGGTGGTTGCATTCGCCAGAATGATTTTATTCATTGCTAAAGCCATGTCTTTTTCTCCTTACAGTGAAAGGTAGTTGTAACCCGTCACCTTGGTCATGGCTTTGGGCTTGACGTTCACCAATTCGGCAATCATCAAAACCGCACCGACATAACCAATTTGCCAGTTGGGGAGAGTGGACTCAAAGCCTGTAAACACGAACGAACCTTGCTCATGGATGTACAGAGACAAGTAGTTGGTGTTCAGGAAGTACACAGTACCTTCTGGGCAGTAGGGGTCTGGATAGATAGGTACGCCAGCAACCATCAAAGCACGGAAAGCTGCTTGAGGGCCATTGGTTTCACCGTCAAAACCTGCACCTGGGGTGATAACGTATTGCTCTTGACCAACAAAGTCTTGAGCCAACAGTGTCCAAGTACCAAAACCGCAAACACCGAACGAAGGCATTTCAGCACCGTTTTTGACAGTACCAGAGATGTATTGCAGGATGTTTTGACGGGTTGGGTTCACAGAGCCAGCGGCATACTGTGAGGATTTCCACCAAGTGTAAGTGCCACGGTCAATATTGCCGTAAGTACCAGAGTTAGCAACAGCAGCGGGCAAGCCGATGAATTGTTGTGTATTGCTGGTGTTGGTGTACAAGGCAGTTGCCATTGCATCCATCATCACGTTGGTTGCATCGTTCATACGAGCTTCAATCAACGGAATAATGGCGGCATCTTGCTGAACTGCGCCTTCCATACCGAGGAACGGCACGGGAGAAATCATCAGTTTCAGGTCGAATTCAGCGTTGTAAGCACCTTGCTGGACTGACGGTTGGGCAAAAGAGCCGCTGTAGTCAGACCATTGAGCGTTCACAAACTGTGCGCCTTGGACAGGAACGGTTACAGAAGACACACCGCCAGAGGCTGACTGACTGTTGGCAATCAGAGCCGCCATCAAGGGCGTGGAGTTGTAAAGCTGGACAACCAGCTTGGGAATAAAGGCTCTACGAGTTACATAAGTCAGTTCATTGAACTGTGCTGACCCTGTAGCTGGTAGGATGCCGCCGCCAATAGCCATAAGGCCTCCTTACGTGGTTTAAAAAATTACCCTCTTACAACCCAATAGGACGTTGCGGTTTCCGCAGGTCATTGAGTGCATTCATAGCCTCGTTCCGTGCAGCGGCTGCTGGATTCTTCCAATACTTGTTCAAGTCAAATTGCTTGACAGCACTTGGGTTGTATCCAGTTGAAGTAGGCACTGCTGCCTGTTTCATCCACTGATGGTACTCAGCCGCTGTTTCGTGGTTAGTGATACCACGCTCCAACATGATTTTTTCTACATCACCGACTTCAGATTCGTTAGAAATCAAACCCTTTTTCATCAAAGACTGACGGCGTTTTTGCAGTTCTTCCAGAGCTTCTTTTTCCCGCAACTTGGCTTCCAAGGCTTGCACACGGTCTTCCGAACGGCTGACCGCACGGTGTGTGTAATCTTCAATGTCGAGTTCAGGGATAGGAAGGTCAGGCTTGACCCGCTTGGTCATACGCAAGAAGTCTTTGCGAGTTTCTGGGTTCTCCGCAAGAGTTTGGGCAAGTGCAGCCAACTCATCACGGGCTTCTAAGGACAGATTTTCTAGTGACATAAAGTTACCCTCTTTATACGATTAGATTACACGCTTGCCATCGCCTGGCTTTTGGACAGCCATGCTGGACTTGTTCAGTTTATTGGGGGCACTCAAGCCACCAAACTGAGAAAAACGGGGGGTGTTGGTGACAACGCCATTTTGTTGGTTGTTGTCAGTTGGTTTGCGAGGTGCTGCTGCGCCACGTGGTTTGAAGAGTTCCATTTTCGTTCCTTACATTGGGGGAGGGGGAGGCATACCGCCAGCGGGAGGCATACCAGGGATAGGTGCTTGAGCCATTGCTCTGCCTTCAGGGGTAGCACCACCCGCCTGTGGCAAGGTTTGCAGTAACTGGAGAATCTCAGATTGCTGTAATTCGTCAGTTTTGCCTTTTTTCTGACCAATCAAACCGCTGAGTGCCCGAATAGCGTTGAGGGTTTTCTTGCCCTCTTCTGAAACGGAGCCAAAAGCGGGGAGGGATTGCTCAAGCAAATCAATAGCCATACTTATGTTGATAAGTGCGGCTTCCTTATTTCCCATCTTGGGTTCTGGAGTAGACATAGGAGAAGCCATCGGAGGAGCTTCTTTTTCCTCCATACCTTCTGCTTCTTCTGGTTCTTCTTTTTCGTTAGGGGTGGGTGCGCCCGCAGCCGCTTGGCTACCTCGCATTAACTCCATCAACTTATCTGGTGGAACACTCATAATCACTCCTTGCCGTGTTTGTAACCACTTACAAACATTTTGTCAATAGGTAGAGGGCATTTTTTGTCAGCCCTCTGTAGACATTACTTACGACCTTTACGGGCTTTGCGTCCCATACGAGCCATTTTTGGAGCCATTTTTGCTTTTCCGTACATCATGACATTTCCTTTTAGAAGGCCACCTCAAAGGGGAGGCAGCCACACCCTTTCCTTGCGGAAATCTTGAATCAACGGCGGCACTTACGTCCACTTTTTGTCTTCATGTTCATCTTGAACTCCCATATTGTTTGCGGTTGGAGTCCCGTTGACTCCTTCCGTACGAGGTTTTAAACCCTGTTTGACGCATTGTCAAGTTGGGTGCTGCCTCATTCCTTTTCAGGGAAGCAGTATCTACCCGTGGTTGGTCAGCCGTAGGCTGTGTCATGCCAGTTGTGTTTGGAGCCATCATCCCACCTTTTTCAAGTCTGGTTTACCTTCTGCCTTTGGAGGTTGCATTTGTTGTAATTGCTGCTCCATAGCCTGTTGAGCTTCTTGCTTTTCTTCTGCTTTTTTGAGTCGCTCTAACAACAATTGTTTCATTGGCGGCTCAATCATGTCAAGCAAGGACTCTTTGTCGATTACGCCAGCTTGGAACAACTCAAACGCCATCTTGCGGCTGTCTTCCATAAAGATGGGTGAATTTGAGTGGGCATCCACCTTCACCACAAAGTCACGGGTGAACTGGTCAGCAATGAATTTCAAGCCATGTGCGTCTGTGTAGTGGGTGTTATCGTAGACCTGCATACATTTCAGGTACAGGGTAGCCATCTTTTCTAGGCTGTCTTCGATAACAAGTGCACGTTTCTTGGCTCGGCTTGAACCTAGACGGGCAAGCTGGGAAGCGTGACCAGAAGAACGAACACCTGCTTCACCACGGCCTTGCAAGACGCTGACGATGCCAGATGCCTCTTCAAACATCAGGTCAACTTCACCAATCTCACGGAACAAATCAGGTGGAATAGTTGGTGCTAACTTCTCGACTTTTGCGTTTGGCATGTCGGTTGCCAGCAAGCCACCAGCACGGTTGAGGGCAAAGTTCTTCTCATCCAAAATGCCTGTAAAGCCAATCAGGGCGGTAGGTGGGCTGACTTGTTTGGACAGCAAGTCCAAGATTTCCGTCATCCGTTTGTTGCGTAACTGCTGGAGGTAGACCAGACGCTGAACCTCAGACGCACCCCAGTAGTAGTCGTACAGGGGGTTGGGGCAGATTTGGATGAAAGGCAACTCACCTTTCAAGAACATGCTTTCGCCAGAACGGTCATAGATGATGACGTTGGGGTCGGCTTTGGTTACAACTTGGTAATCTTTTGTCTCGTCATTCCAGACCCAGAGTTCAATCATCTCGATGGTGTCTTCGGAGACTTGGGCTTTGTAGGTTGGGTTACCAGTCAAGTCCAGATTGACGTTACCGTACATGGTCGGGTTGGTTTGGGACAGGATGATGCGCTGAATGCCGTTGGCAATCTC